TAAACAAATCGCGGTCAATGGTGAGCCGGGTCTTATCTGGCTGGATAACGTTCGAGATTTCAGTCGATTGATTGATGGGCGACAGCCGGGAATCGATGGGCGAGTTCTTGGAGCAAATCCGTGCATGGAACAAAGCTTGGAGAGCTATGAACTCTGCAATCTTGTCGAGACGTTCCCTGCGAATCATGAAAATGCTGAAGATTACATGCGAACTCTGAAATTCGCATATCTTTACGCAAAGACCGTCACACTTCTTCCGACTCACAATCCGAGAACCAACCAAGTCACTCTGAGAAATCGTCGTATTGGCTTATCTCAAAGTGGGATCGTCCAAGCGTTTGCGAAATTTGGACGCCGGGCGGTTCTCAGAGACTTCTGCGATACCGGATACAACGAGATCCGCCGTTGGGATTCAATTTACGCTGAATGGTTGTGTGTCCAACGTTCGATCAAGGTCACGTCCGTTAAGCCGAGTGGAACCGTGTCGCTGGTGGTAGGTGCCACTCCTGGCATTCATCATCCGGAAGCCATGACTTATTGGAGACGGGTTCGCATTGCTCGCGATAGTGTCTTGGTGAAGATTCTCCGGGACGCCGGATATCATATCGAACCGACGATTAGCGATCCGGAACGCACGGTCGTCGTGAAATTCGCTGTTGATGATCGGCGTGTTCGTCCCGTGCAAGAAGTTTCTATCTGGGAACAGATGGCAAACACTGTTGATTATCAGCGATATTGGGCTGACAATCAGGTTTCTTGTACTATCAAATTCAAAGCCAGTGAGAAACCTGACATTGCCCGCGTCCTTGAAGCTTACGAAGATCAGTTGAAGGGAATCAGCTTCCTGCCGATGGAAGACCACGGATACGCTCAAGCTCCGTATGAACCGTGTACGCCCGAAGAAGTTGAAGCGTACAACGCATCTATCAAAGAGGCAGACTACGGTGCATACATTCAGGAGGCGGCTGGAAGCTACTTCTGTGATTCTGAAAAATGCGAAATACAGAAGTAATGAAGTGTTAACACCGCGATTAATTATGAATTTTTTGCAGTGAACGGTTGAGGCGGCGTAAGAAGCTTTCCGCCACACGGCCACCGTCGTCAGCCCATCGCATCATTTCATTGTCATGTTTAAGTTTTTCTCGTTCTCGCTGTTGTTCTCGCTCTAGTTGCTCTCGATGCTTTTGTTCATATTCTGCAAATCTTTTCTCGTGTCTAGATGTATCTAAATTGTGATTTTTGATTACTTCTTTGGCGGCTTCATCGATTTCAACATCAATATGAACACCATAATTATCCCACCATGTTTTGATCGGATCGTCACCGACCGGGCGGAGCTGGCCGGTATTGAAGTGGTGGGTTTTTGGGGCGGAACCATATTTAGGTATATTTATCCAGCCCTGCAGTTCGCCTTCTCGTGGGTGAAGTGAGAATGAATCTTCGTCATCTACTATATCATATAATTTTCCGGCGATTTTTATATCTTCACCGGCATTTGCTTTTCTTTCGATTTCAGAATATATATCAGGCAGAAGGTTGTTTACGAAAATCGCATCACCATCCCACTTATCAACTCCAAATTTTATGTCACCATATCCAATTTGTTTGGCAATGTTAGCCGCACTAGCGACAGATTTAAATTGATCTATTAAGGCTGGTTCATACCGGGTAGCATCAGTGCCAGTAAAAATTGTAAACACGCCCCAGGGAAAGCCACGGAATCGTTCCCACTGTGGAATTAACTTGTTTACAGCTTGAGCACCAATAGTATTTTTTGCCACAGCTTGAGCTATTGGCGCATTTCCAGAAAGTGCTGCTGCCGCACCGGCCATACTTTTTAAGAAATTTCGTCTGGTGAATTCAGCTTCAATTATCAGTGATAATTTCATGCCATGGGTCCCATGTATAATGTTGGTTTGGTTGATGTTATATTTGCGTATTTATATGTCTTATGATAGCTTACGTTGACAATCAATGGATTTATCTTGATCATATTACTGATCCTGAGGATCAGATAATATGGGAAGAATTTAGCGTTTGTAAGCCGAATGTCTATATCGATCCAGCAATGCGTGGTAATTGGGATGGAATCTATCGCAAATACAATCGGGCTAAAAAGCGAATGGCTCGACCTCTATTGAGCATGCTTCGAGGAGTGTGTACGAAGCACGGATTGCCGTTGATCATACAAGATCGTCGCCAGCAGTGGGCATACGAGGCTGCAAAGCCAGAAGATATAACCCCAGACTTCTTGCCAGGTATTAAGCTCGAAGATTATCAAATTCGGGCGATTCAGAAATGTTGCAAGGCTGAGTGCGGAATCATTGATATGCCCACTGGAAGTGGGAAGGGTGAAGTCATTTGTGGCATTTGCAAAGCGATTCCCTGCCCCACATTGATTCTGGCAGATCAACGAGTGGTTGTGGATCAGTTGAAAAAACGGCTTGAATTGCGTGATATCGCTGAAGAAGTTGGTTTGTTCTATGCTGGCAAGCGACCGAACGGCGAGATGGTCATAGTTGGGTTGATTCAATCATTGAATCCACCAAAAAAGCCGCCAGATGTTCCGATACGAAAGCTTAATGAAACAGATAATGCATTAAACAAACGGCTGCAAAAATGGGATCAATCATACAAAGCACATCAGACTAGGGTGAAGAATGTCAAATTCTTATATTCATATGTCAGAAAGGCTGAGATGATAATTGTCGATGAATGCGACAAAGCCACTTCGGAATCTTATAAATCACTGTTCAGACACTATTATAAGGGGCGAAGACGGTACGGATTTTCTGCAACGCCTATCGACCCGGATAAGCCAGTGGAAGCGATGGTGATGCAGGAGCATCTCGGATCGATTATCGTGAAGGAAACCCGCGATAATGTTCAGAAGCATGGCCGAATCATTCCATGCCATTACAAAATGATGGCATTCGGTCTAGAGGGAAACATTGATGAAGCTTCGGCTTATGATATGGCGTATGTTGAATGGTTAATCGAAAACCAACGCTTTCATCAGCTTATTACTAGTATCTGCAAGAAATATCGGGAAGACGGAACGTTGATTCTTGTGGATCGTAAAGATCTTGGATTCGCATTGGAGAAATCAATTAACGGTCAGGGAATGGAAGCTCACTTCATTTATGGCGAGACACCAAAGCGTCGCAGAGATGAGATACTGCGGAAGTTTGAAAAGCGAGAGTTCAACGTACTTATTGGTGGTAAAATTATCAATCGTGGACTCGATTTGGCAGGAGGCTGTGAGAATCTGATAATTGCTGGAGGAGGTAAACTACAATCCGACTTGATACAAAAAGTCGGACGTGCCCTTCGAAGAAATCAACAAGGATATAGCAGGATTTTTGATTTTTTCTTCCGATGCAACAGATATCTCTACAGTCACTCGAAATCCAGATTGAAAGCCATGGTAAATGCCGGATTCGACGTTCAGGTAATATTCCCCGGTGGTGTCATTGATGGCCGAGAACTCGTTGAAAAGCGACGATTTAGAATCGAACGAAAGTTCTTCTCTAGAGCAACAACAGCCCAGCGAACCCTCTTCAACACCTGAGGTTCCGCTGCGGAAACTGTATTTCATTAATGAAATAGTCGAATGGCAGCTTACTCAATATTTATGGACCGGTTGCACCCAAGTTCGATTACGCGACATGATTATGTCGCATGCTACCGAATTGATTCGCCAGATCATTCGTAAGCAAGGCTTGCATACCATCTATCCCGGCCAGGATGAATCGTCTTTCGGTGATCTTCTTCAGACAGCATGGGTTCAAATTGAACGAACTTTGTACAAGTATCGTTCACGCCCACATTGTCGTAAGTGCTTCAATTGGGAACGTCCAGCCGAATCGTTATTGTATCAACCGGGCGATCTCGAATATGGAATCAAGACATTAGATGAAGTAGTGGCGATGCACCGGCATTGCCCAAAGTGCGGAATCAAATTGACCACAACCCCGATTATTGAACCGGTCCAAGGGCGATATGGTGGTTCTGAGACCATTTTGTATCGCGGGATGTCAAAAGTTTTTAATATGTGGTCTCAGATTGCCAGAACAGTGATTCTTGCCCACATCAAAAAAGAAGGTCGTGACCGAAAGAATTCTGGGTCATATGTTAGTCATCTCGGAAATAAGCAGAAGCCCGTCAGCGGAGTGATGGCTAGATTCTTATCAGAAATAAGAGAATTGAATCAGTATGACGATAATCATTTGAAAATCATTGATGCATTAGAATACTTGGTTCTGAATGATGACCGTCCATATGATGGTCTTATTGGTAAATTGGTTGACCAGTCTGGTCTATCGCGGGTGATTGTGACGAATTTTTTGCATCTTGTGAAGCTACGTAGCTTCGAACTCTCTGATTCGATGCTGAATCGATCTATTGGCGAACCTAAGATCGACAATCGGAAATCGAATGTGGACTTTGATGAAGAGTAGACCTCACCAAAAATATTGTAGCTTTTTTGGAGGTGAGGATTATGGCTACAAAGAATTGCCCAGGTTGTAATAAACGATTCGAGAAAGACGAACCTTATCCTGACGTGTCCATGTGTGAAGTGTGTGAACGCCATGGGCCACCAAAAAATGAGTCGGATGAGTTGCTCAAGGGTATCTTGAAGAAAATCGATGAAGGTACTGTCACATGTGACGACTTTAATCGACTTATTCAGGAAACCACTCCTGAATCTATTCGCGATCGAATTCGCAGGCGAACTGTTAAGAATGCGACGAGTTCGCATATCGACAAAGACGGGCATCAACAACTGAAATTGCCAGAATTTAAGAAGAGAATAGCCCCAAAGCGAAAACCGGAGCATCAACAGAATCACGGACGCAGTAAGATCGCACATGCACATAGTGCCCGAACGCAACGTCGAACAATGCCGGGCAAGTTCGATGAAGAAATCCAATTCATCGCGTATAATATTGGTAAGAATCTATCTGAATGTGATTTGTCCAATATAAACCGTCGCCAATTATTATTGGTGTCACGGAAAATGATGGCACTTCCGAACATAAATAGAGATTGGTTGTTGGATTTATGTTCACATATCGGAGTGAAACATGGATGATGATTTACAACATTTGTTAAATCAGTTAGATCCAGAAACTCCTGTCATTTCAAAAGCCGCTCCCAAGACTTCACCCAAAGCTTCAAAGGCTTCTTCACAACCTCCGATTGAAGAAGATGAAGAAGTGAGTGATAGTGGAGCAGCATGGATTGAAGGGGTCATTGACCCGTCTGAATTGATATCTGTCGATCCATCTCAATCCGATTTATCCAAACCCGATGATGCCATTTTATTTCCTACGGACGTTAGAAATATAGATGATATTGGATCTGATTCGACGACTGCATTTGCAACATTGATGGATACTCCACTGGCACCGGCAGTGCCATCTATCGATCTTCAGAAGTATCTCAATCGTCTTGATGGTGTTACTGATGAAATTCTTGGTGCTTGTCGGTCAGATCGACAGGAAGCACAAGATGTGATTCAGATGTTCAGGCAGGAGATCGAGCAGGCACTAAATCAAAGTAAAGCTCCGTCTCGCATGTTTATCGATGGATTGGTTAAGGCAGTCGAGGTCAAAGCCAATATCAATATGACGGCAGTCAAAATGATGGAAGCTAACGCGAAAATGTTGGCTTCAATGAAAGCTACTACCAGCGTCCAAGTCAATAATCAAAATGTAAGTGTGACCGGCAATGACCACGACTTGGAGCGAATTCTTGACGAACCTATGAACGCAGATGATGAGTTTTAATGGCAGTAACTGCACAACATAGAGCGATCATCAAAAGATGCCAAAGTTCCGTGGTATGGTTTCTCCGTACCTACGGTAAATTAAAGCATCCGTCTGCCGGTATTATCCCATTCACCCCATTTTCATATCAACGAAACGCGATTCGAGCGTTTAGAAAATATCGCCTCAATATTTTCCGCAAATGCCGCCAAGCTGGTGCATCTAAAATTGCTGGAGCATTCGCATTATGGTTTGCGATGTTCCACAATCATAAAACTATTCTGATAGTTTCGCGTCGTGATGAGGACGCGATGTCGTTTTTACGAGAACATATTGTATTCCTATTCGGGCATTTGCCAGACTGGATGAAGGAATTATGGAAACCGGTGAAGCAAAATGAGCATGAAATCATGTTCCCCAATGGGTCAAGAATCCAGAGCTTGACCTCACATCCGGACGTTCTTCGTTCTAATGCATCGTCATTGAATATTATTGACGAAGCGGCGTTTATTCAGGGAATGGATTCCATGTGGGCTGGTGGTTGGCCTACTCTGCAACACGGTGGTAATGTTATAGTCATCAGCACTACGAATGGTGTTGGTAACTGGTATTGGGCAACATGCACCGAAGCGGAAAGCGGATCGAATCAGTTCAATCCCATTGTTATCAATTGGTGGGATATGGACTGGGTTATCGAATATTTCGATCCAATCTCGAAAGAACACAAACGAATCGCTCCGCGTGATGGCTTGCGGAAATGCACGACTAAAGAAGAGATTGTCAAATACGGACAATACTGGTCTCCATGGTTGGAGGAACAGTACCGAGCATTGCAAGCTCGTGGCGAGTCGTGGAAGTTTGAACAGGAAATTCTCGCATCGTTTATCGGATCTGGTAATACGGTACTTCCAAAAGAAGTATTGGCACATCTTGCTACAACAGTTCGTGAGCCGGTTCAGCGTGTCAGAGGGATGCAGACATACGTGCATCCGGTGACGGGTAATGTTGAAGAACTCAGCTTCGACTTTAATGAACCTGATGAAGGATTATGGATTTGGGCCAAACCGGTGGTGGCTCGCCCTGAAAAACGTCGCGGCAATGAGATTATTGAGCATAGTTCACCTGCACATCCATATGTGATGGGTGTCGATACCGCAACTGGCAAAGGGAAGGACTATCATGCTATAGAAATCTTCGATGTTTATACTCGTGAACAAGTGGCTGAGTTTATGGCCCGATGTTTGCCACGAGAATTGATTAAGTATATCGATCGAATTGGAAGATGGTATAATTGTGCATTGGCGGTCGTCGAGCGTAATAATGGTGGTGATATTATCATCGACGAACTGCGATATACTGTAATGTATCCACGGTTGTGGCGACGCAAAGAAATTAATGATAAGCCGCAACCTCAAGGTCGTGGTAGGAGGCGTGCACGCCCGTTGAAAGTCAGCCCATATGGGTTTTCAACATCGCAGGCAAGTAAACCAACGTTGAATCAGTTTCTATTAAACTGCATTCGTGATAATAACGAAGATGGATATACAATTTATAGCAAGAGATTACTGAAGGAATTTAACACGTATGTTAGAAAGCGTGATAGATTAGGTCACGATACTTCTAAGACAGAAGCTGAAGAAGGTGCAGGAAACTTCGATGACTTGGTAATCGCTACTGCATTGGCTCTGTTAGGTACATCGGATGCATTTGTAGTTGATGCGGGCAATCTGACTCCGTTTGGTGGTAATTCTACATTTAAGAGTCAAACTGGCCCGACCATTCTGTCGGATGAACAATCTGCACATGTGCAAGAAGATTGGGCGGGGAAAGGCGGGGCTGCGTTATTAATGCCTATGGCTTTAGCTCCGACAGACTTCCCAGAAATTGTAGCACAGCGACACCTCGATTCTTATACGCTTCAACTTGGCGGCATTCCCATCAGCCAGGGTCGCCCGCTTGTCACGCCGCCTAAATATTTCTACGAGCGTAAAGGTTGATGTATCAACGGTGGTGGTAGCTATTCTTCCGTACCATAGAGCGGTTCTGGTTCGTGGCTTACGGATTTAGTGAAAACCAACTGTCGGCTTAATGATGTTACAAAGACTGCACACCAATAACGCCCAACTTTCGCGAACCCACAATTTTTATATTTTCTGGCTAGAATGTGTCTACGATGTCCGGAAGATGACATCCAACCTTGCATGACTGACGTGACTGTGCTATAACCACGTGCGATATTCTCTCCCATTGCTTGTGGACGATGTCCTTCATCCCTGATTCTGCTAGCAACGTTCGAACCACGTGATCCTCTGTGCGACAACAATTCGTTATCGGCCATCCATTTTGCATGCTTCTCTGCGGCTGTAACTAACTTACTATCGAGAGTTAATATACTTACACCCGCTTTTGTACGTTCATTGTTGTGAGCGACTAACAATTCTCCAGCAACGGACGTTGGTGTAGGTGGTGGCAATGGGGGTTGTGGCGGAGTAGGTCGGTTTCGTCTAAATATGTCTCGGAGCCAGTACCAAAAATCGCTCATTGTTTTTACCCTCAATGGCACCAATTTCAGTAAATATAGAATAGATTTTGAGGACCACATATGCCGAGTAACTGGCTAGTTTTCGACAGAATACGTGCACTTACCCGGCAGCACCGTATTTATCAAGCAGAACGAGTATATCAAGATCAAGCACATCTTGATCGTTTAACTGCTGGCGGCGAATTTCTTGACTTTAATCAACAAGCCGCTATCCTCGATCAGACCAATCTACAGATTAATAGATTGGAGAGGTATAAAGATTATGAACAAATGGATCAGACTGGCGAAATCAGCCTTGGTTTAGATTTATATGCCGATGAAGCTAGTTTAGTCGATCCTGAACGAAAACACACATTGATTATTCGAGCACGCAATCGGCGGCTGAAGCACGAGCTTGAAGATTTATTCTTCAATACGCTTCGTTGGGACACATTCTGCCGTCCCACAGTCCGATACCTATGCAAATATGGTGATTCTCCGTTCGAGGTAATTCTGGACGCTAATCGTTCCGGCGTCTCTGCTCTTAAATTCATGAACGTCTACAATTTCACCAGAATTGAAACACGATATGGTGATCTTGTTGGATTCTTTTATATGGATGCAATTTGGCCGCGTCCAATGTTTCTTCATCCGTGGCAAGTAATGCATTTGCGGTTGACCAGCTTTGAAAACATCTACCATCCATATGGTCGTTCAGTGTTAGATGGCGGACGCAAGGCATTA